AGAGCACAAATACTCAAAGCTGCATTTAGAGTTTTAACTTTAAAACTTGGAAAAGCAAAAGTACCAATGGTTGTAACGAATCATACATATGATGTGATTGGTTCAATGTTCCCAACTAAAGAAATGGGTGGTGGTAGTGGATTAAAGTATGCTGCTTCAAGTATCATATATCTTTCAAAGAAAAAATTTAAAGAAGGTACAGAAGTCATAGGTAATATAATTCATTGTAAAAATCATAAGTCAAGATTGACTATGGAAAATAAAATGGTTGATGTTTTATTAACTTATGATAAAGGACTTGACAAGTATTATGGATTACTTGACTTGGCAATAGCACATGGAATCTTTAAACAAGTATCTACTCGTATTGAATTACCAGATGGTACTAAACAATATGCC